AGGAAGGGAATAGATGGAAGAACAATTAGAAATACAGCTAAAAGAAAACAACAAGATCGACTCATCAAACAATAATAATAATAAAGAGAGAGCTTATGGAAAGAAAACAGTATCAGCAATCGAAGACGAAAAATGGCGTAAGTATCAACAACGTGATAACGATAGCGTCTATCCTCCTGACTGGCCTTATAATCATCTTCGCTCTGAGTCTACATTGAAAGAGGAAGAGGACGACCCAGTAAGGTCTCCTAAACATTATAATTTATTTGGTGGTAAGCAACAGGTACTAGATCTTATTAAGGACAGGCTAACACCGGAGGAATATAAAGGCTATCTTAAAGGCAACATGATTAAGTATCATATGAGAGCCGAGCATAAGAATGGGCTAGAAGACTATAAGAAAATGCAGATGTACCTACAATGGTTAGTTATTGACGAGGAGAATTCTACTGATGTTTGACTGGCTCAAGAGAAAGATTGCTAATAAAGAAATAGCGCACCCAGATGAGGGTATGAAGACAGAAGAACATACCTTTAATGGCAAGCCAATCCTAATTCGTAAACACAGGTTTAAAACCCCTCGGCATGTAATGGCAGAAGATACGCTTATACTTAAATTATATGGACAACGTAGAACCTTTCCCATTGAGAACTCAATAAGAGTAGATGAAGCTTTTACCTTTGTTATTGAAGACGAACTAGGATATAAGTCAGCCCTGATAGGGGGCTTCGGACAAGTAGGAGACTAACATGTTTAAACTAAAGCCAGCATTAACAATGAAATTAGTTAAACAAGGTTGGATTACGCAACCTATGTATAAAGGTAATAAATTTATTATTATTAATCCGGATGACGAGGAGGAGTCATATACATTCACAACCAACAATCAAGTAGTGTGGTTTCTAAGAGGCTTTGAAAGTGGGCTATCTAAGTCAGAGGTAAAAAACCCTGACGTGGCTGACGTATTAAAAACTATTGATGAAGCACGTATTTAAGTAATGATTGAGGTGTTGATTACTAGTGAGATGCGTCGATCTGCGCAACAGAAAGCAGACGACCTCGGTCACTTGCGAAACAGCATCTTGAAAGGTCGAGGAAATCTTACAGGATTCCTTGGCGAAGAAGTCGCCTTGTCTGTGCTAGGGGGTACGTTAACTAATACATATGACTATGACCTAATAGATAAGAACGACACCAAAATAGATGTTAAAACTAAGCTAACAAGGGTGACACCATTAGAACACTTCGAGTGTAGCGTAGCTGCTTATAATACCAAGCAACAGTGTGATAAGTATGCGTTCGTCAGGCTTAGTAGCGATTTTACTAGAGCATGGTTCTTAGGAACTAAGCGAAAGAAAGATTACTTCGAGCAAGCGACCTTCTTAAAGAAGGGAGATATTGATGAGAGCAACAATTTCGAAGTTAGAGCGGACTGTTTTAACTTACCTATAAATAAACTAGATAGTGAGGAAATAGATGAATAATTTAGAAGCATGGGATATCATTCGTAGTAAATATATGGACGGAGGCAGTGGCATTATAGACTTTAATGACCCGTCACAGTTTATTCTATCCGATCATGATGGTGAATGTAGTGTAACAGCTAAGGGCGAGTTTAGTCCTACGGAACTATGGGCTATTGGATGGTACTTAAGTGCTCCAGAAGATTTTAAATACTTGAGGGAATGGACGGATGGGAAAGAAGAAGCAGAGGTACTATCTGCTTCACACGTCATCTGAGAAAGAGATAGTAGTCGTAGCCCCTACCGATTCGTCGGCAGAGGCTAGGGCTTCTCGCTTAGGTGGTATTGTGAGGATAGATAGGTTAGATAAAAATATGAATTACCTTCATACTATTATGACGAGGCAAGGATATGCAGAATAAAGAAGAGTTCGTGAAAGCAATCATGCCTCTGGCTTACCAGTTTATTACTAAGTATGGTAGAATGGAGTCAGCGGGGATAGAATTAGATCAGCATGATAAGTCAATTTATAATATGGCACTGGCTCTTCATGTTTATTTCAAACGAGAGGAAAAAGAATGACAGATATAGTACACGGACCGACCTTACCGTTCAGTGTTGAGACACACGAACGTAAGTATAGACAGGATGGAGAAACATTTAGAGAGGCTATGTCTCGCATAGCTAATACCCTATCAGATGATCCAGTACACTTCTATAAGTTCAGGGACATACTACTTCCACAACACTTCTTACCGGGAGGTAGAGTACAAGCATCTATAGGATCACCCCGTAAGACAACAGCATTTAATTGCTTTGTCTCACGTACTATTGAGGACAGTATGGATGGTATCATGGAAGCAGCTAAAGAAGCAGCTCAAACAATGCGATTGGGAGGAGGGATTGGGTATGATTTCAGTACGATCAGACCCAGTGGTGATCTCATCACAACTCTGGATAGTAAGTCCAGTGGGGTGCTTTCCTTTATGCAAATCTTTGACTCGGTGTGCAAAACAGTCGCAAGCGCAGGTCAACGTAGAGGTGCCCAGATGGGCGTACTACGTGTCGATCATCCCGATATTGAAGAGTTTATTGAAGCTAAAACTAATAGCGACAATCTTACCCAGTTCAACGTATCGGTCGGTGTCACTGACGAATTTATGCGTTCCGTTATCAGGGGCAAAGACTTCGAGTTGCGGTTTAACAATCGAGTCTACAGGACAGTGGATGCACGTTACCTTTTCGACAAGATAATGAGAGCTACATGGGACTGGGCAGAACCCGGAATCCTATTTGTAGATCGTATCAATCAGATGAATAACCTCTGGTACTGTGAGGAAATAGCAGCTACTAATCCTTGTGGAGAACAGCCATTACCTCCTTACGGTGCCTGCTTACTTGGTTCTTTTAACATGGTTAAATATCTGTTTAAAGACAAAGAGGGTTACAAGTTTGATTGGGATCTATTTGAAGAGGAGATCCCTACGGTAGTACAAGCTATGGATAACATCATAGACCGTACAATTTACCCACTTAAACAACAGGAGAAAGAAGCTCAGAACAAAAGACGTATGGGGCTAGGGGTAACAGGTATGGCGAATGCTGGTGAAGCTCTAGGTAAACCATATGGGAGCAAGGAATACATCCGATGGATGGATAAGGTACTGAAAATACTCATGAATGAGTCGTATCGAGCCTCTGCTCTGATAGCTAAAGAGAAAGGAGCCTTCCCTCTGTATGAGGCTGAGGACTATTTAGAAGGGGCATTTATTAAGAAGCTTGATGATGATGTGCAGGAGTTAATTAGGAAACATGGTATACGTAATAGCCATCTAACTAGTATAGCACCTACAGGAACCATTAGTATCTCTGCTGATAATGTTTCTTCCGGTATAGAACCAGTCTTTTCTGTAGAATATGATCGTACAGTTATCATGGATGACAGCTCTAAGAAAGTAGAGAGGGTGACTGATTATGGTTATAGGGAACTAGGCGTAACCAATCCGGTTACGGCGGATGAATGTTCTGTAGAGGATCATGTGAATGTTCTGGTACATGCTAGTAAGTGGATGGACAGTGCTGTATCTAAGACCCTTAACGTAGGAGATCATGTAACGTGGGATGAATTTAAGAATATATACATCACGGCATGGAAGGGTGGAGCCAAAGGCTGTACTACTTTCAGAGCAGCTGGAGAAAGATATGGTATACTGAACAAGGTGGAAGTACCGGAAGATGCGGGAGAGGGTGGTGCCTGTTATATAGATCCTGCTACAGGAAAGAAGACATGCGAATAATATGGCCAACCAAAGGAAGCTGGCGTCGTGGTACAGTGGACTATGGCAAGTATACGTTTATCCAGTTAGAGATCTTTAACTATGCAAAGGGTATTAAATTCATGTCCTTTGTAGAAGAACCTCCCGAATGGGAGGATGGTATAAAGGATAGAGTAAGTAAACGATTTTGGCGATACATAGGAGCAATGTAATGAGTAAATTTGAGTTAAAGAGAAGCGAATGGGATCCACAGCAATACTATTACTTATCCAAGAAAGATTCCATCATGCTAGATGAACTAAAACTTAGTGGTGACCCAAAGGATAAGATCATATGCAATCTTATTATAGACAAGGCGAAAATGAGTTGGGCAGAACACTCTGCGAGTAGGTACTAATGCCAGCACAACCTTTAGTAAGATATAATCCCACCTGTACAGAGGTGTTCACTTCTGGCGGAAAATCTGCCTACCTAACAGGTAGGTGGTTTATCCGGGATTGGGTACATGTAGATCAATATTATTTAATGGTAGAATTAATGTATCAAAACGATCTAGGTCAAGTTGAGACTGACTGGTGGAATGGTGATACATTAGATTATGCTATGGATGGACCAG